GAGGGACGAGAAAATGAAGCATCACAAGTTTAGCCATACCGTCATCGAGCACCACCCGGATAACTCACACACCGTTCATCACATTCACGAGAAGCACGGACACATTCACTCTGTCCCGACCCGTGAGGGTGACGTGAAGGGAGCGGTGGGCGACCACGATGGCATGATGGACCACATCATGGACCACACGTCTGCACCGAACCCGGGCGAGGCCGCAGCAGAGGCCGGACCAGTCGCAGCTCCGGGCGGACCAGCGGCTCCAGCAGCACCGGGGGCTTAATGGCAAAGCACAACGCATCTCTTTACCGCGCAATGCACCACCTGCGCAAGGGCGGACTCCATCGCGCGCTTGGCGTTCCTCAAGACGAAAAGATTCCGGCAGAGAAGCTGGAGTCTGCTCGTAACTCAAAAAATTCTCACATCGCCCACATGGCGAACTTCGCTCACACGATGGGCGGCTTCAGTCACTAATGAAGATTCCAGAGTGGGCAGCGAAGGCGATTCAGCGCGTCCTTAGCGGGCATGTCGCAGTCTCGTTTTTCAGAATCTGGATGGGCCGCTGCACATTCTTTGCCACAGCCTTCTCGGTTGTGGGCTGCTACGGTTGGCTCGTTCTAGGACGAGACTTGACTTCGTTCGCGGTCTTCGCGGGCGCAATTCAAGCTCTTCTGTTGGCTCACAGTTACAAAGAAGACGTTAAGGAAAGAGGAGACGCAGATGGCAAGTGACGGCGGAGTAGCAGCAAAGTTGGCCGGAGCGAGAAAGGTACTGGAGGGCGCGAATAATTCTAACGTGTCCCCGAAGGCATCTCCTTACGCACCGAAGCCGCAACCGAAACCAGCAGCAGCATCGAGCGATTACTCTCACGCTCGCAGCGCTCGTAAAGAAGAAGGGCACGAGTTTATGGGAGTGAGTTCAAACCAAGCACCCGAGCTAAATGCCGCTCTCAAATCGAGAGAGGACGCGAAGAAGGAGCTGGACCAATAAGGAGCAGTCATGGGTTTAACGCCAGCGCAGAGAAAGGCCAATCAGAGAGCGAGAGATAAAGGGCTCCCAGAGCCATTTAATTCCGCTGACGCAAAGGCCCAGAAGGAAGCGCAGCAGGCGAAAGAATCCGAACTCCTGCGGTTGATGGAAGAGGTTGCTGTTCTAGACGGTCAAGGAAAGAGATACAGAAGTGAAGCGCGCAGTTACATCAAGCTGGTGCGTCTATATTTCGGTCAACCAGAAAATGGCGATGCCGATGATACAGATGACCCAGACGAGAGCGGCAAGACAGCAAAGAAACCGAAAGCACCCAAGTCCCCGAATCCCTCTCAAGCTCGCATTCGCATTCAGAACTCCAACGCTGACCCCACGGATGGCGGTCGCGGCAAGCGCCGTCGTTCCGTAGAAGATATCAGCTACGAGGTCGATGACGTTGTAGGATTTTGGAGATGGCTCGACTTGCGAGACCGCGCCCGCAAAGACTTGTTTTGGCTGGGCCGCTTGCTTGGAAAAGGACTTTATCGCTCGGTTCATCAAGTCACCTGCGACCAGTTTGTTCCGAAGAATTTTGGCGGTCCTTGGCTGAACCAAGATGGCACCGTAGACCGCACCCGTCCAGTTGTGGAGCCGATGTATTTTGAAGGCTACACGCTCGATGACTTTCACGACATGATTGATGAGCATCATCAGTGGCGTAAAACTGAGATGATGCTTCTCGACAGTCGAGGATTTTACAAGAGCACCATCAATGGCATAGACGCCGTTCAATGGTTGTTGAATGCACCAGATATCCGTGTATTCATCATCACAGGTGAGTACAAGCTCGCCGTGGCATTCGCGGTAGAAATCAAAGGCTATTTCAATCTAGCTGATGGTCAAGAGCCGAACGCATTTCATTTACTGTTCCCGGAGTACGTTCTGCGCGGCGTTGATGGAACCTCGAAAGAGCCGCTGTTTTGCCCCGCCCGTATACACGCCCAGAAAGAGGGCTCGCTGTGGGTTAACTCCATCGTTGCTAACCTGTCAGGTTGGCACTGCGATGTGAAGAAAGGCGACGATATCGTCACCGACGAGAACTCAAACAGCGTAGAAGCTAGAGAAAAAATTAAGGTAAAGTACGACGGTACGGACGACTTGTTGGCTCCGTACGACGGATTCATGGACCATATCGGTACCCGCTATTTCACCGATGATTGGTACGGAACTCGTCTAAGCTCGAATCAAGAGACGGGTGAAGTCGCTCCGATTCAATATCACTGCCGTGGTTGCTGGACGGTAAAGCCGGAGTACGCGGAAGTTCCTCTAATGCAGTTGACGGAGGAAATGGTTACGTTGAATTTCCCTCAACGCGCCACCTTCAAAAAACTTCGCGCCAAGCTGGTCAAGAAGGGCGAACGCTTCTTCAAGAACCAGCAGCTCAACGAGCCGACCGACGCCGCAGAAGATAGCGGCTTCAAGGTCAGTTTTCTGGAATCCGACCTTCGCGCTCACATGTATCAGCGGGAGGCAGCACCTCGTTCTGGCGATATCTACATCGTTTGGGACTGGGCGCTATCAGACAAGAAGACATCAGATTATTCAGTTGGCGTGGTCGCAAGATTGTATCAGAACGACGCTGGTCATTGGTCTTTCGTCATTCTAGAAATTCTGTACGACAAGTGGAAGTACTCTGAGCTTGCCTTTCAGATTGTTTCGCTTTCAAAGAAGTATGGCCCGAAGGTCACCATGATTGAAGCCTCCAACGGCTTCGATATGTTGAGAGACGAGATTGACCGAGTTGGCCGTAAGGTTGGATATCAGCCGTACATTTATTGGAAGCAACCGTCTCGCGCGGAGAATGCAAAGCGCAACAGAATTAAGAGCGCCGAAATTCTTCTCTCCGAGCATCGTCTTCACTTTGTGCTCGGCCCTTGGATTGACGAAACCTTCAAACAGTTGACTCAGTATACAGGCGAGAAAAAGAATAAAGGGCGCAAGGACGACATTCCGGACGCCATCGGTTATCTGACGCACATCCTTCCGGCAGATGCTAGACCGATAATCGAGAAAGTTGACCCGGAAGAAGAGAAGCGACTGCAAGAAGAGCAAGAGAAGCACATGCGAAAGCAGATGCAATACGACCGCTACTTCGGCCAGCAACTTCAAACCAGAAAAGAAGCGGGACCGACAATCGTCGAGGTCGAGCCGCCAAAGCCGCAGGACCCGAGGATGAGAGTCTTCGGCAATAAAGGCCCTTGGCGTTTGTAAAACTTTGTAGCTACAACGGTGAGGCGTGCCACTAACATGCCTCACTGACTTCTTTAGTGGAGAAGTCTCAAATGAAAAATCGGAAATGCGAACACGGCAAACGCCAGTCTAATTGCATAAAGTGTGTAGGCACGAATATCTGTCAGCACGGAAAACAACGCTGGTATTGTCTCGATTGTCCCAAGAACGCATGCGAACATAATAAGGTTCGTCGACTTTGTCGGAACTGTTCTCCTAAAACCGCGTTCTCAAGATTTCTGGCTAAAGTCAGAAGTCGGAAATTGCTCTGCTCTTTGTCTCTCAATGATTGGCTTTTCTTAACTGGTCAGCCTTGCACGTATTGTGGCGCAGTGATGGAAGTTGGTATTGATAGAGTTGATTCTGAGTTTGGCTATTCTCTGGAGAACTCTGTCTCTTGTTGCAGCATTTGCAACTTTATGAAACGGACGCACTCCAAAGGGGTATTTCTGTCTCATGTCACCAAAATTTTTGAATATCAGGCGAGATTATGAGCGAGATTGACCAGAAGATAGCAGATTTGTCGCAGATACCAGCCGCTGAATTTACGATGCAGAATACCTACATCGATTCAGAGACTGGGACCATTCAGTTCAATGACGTGGCTGCGATTAAGTTGGTCTTGGACGACACGGAACTCGCAGATAATTTCATCAACATCAACCAGTGGGCAAGCGGTTGGACGATGTCCGACCTCTTGTATCAATCTCCGATTTCAACGAACGATAACGGAGGGACCGACGTAGCGAATTCGGCAGTGCCGAAATTCATGGTCTCGAACCACATCAGTTCGATTGTCCCGAAGATTATGCAGGGAATCTTTTACGAAGACCCCTGCTTTTTGCTTCGTCCAGCTCCGGCGACATCTCCGGATGTCATCCGCGCTAAGACCGCGTTGTTCCAGTTCCAGTTGAGTGCTATGCGCTTCGAAGAAGAAATTGAGCGCGGGCTGGAGCAGATGGCTCTACTCGGCACCGGCATTTGGAAGTGGGGCTACACCGAGTACGAGAAGACCGAGAAGAAGTATAAGAGATACGCGCCGAAGGTTCACGTGCCGGAAGGCATCGAGACCGCGCCTATCGATACTCCTGATTCGGACGATTTCGAGGTCGAGTTTTATAAGAAGAAGGTATCGCACCCGTGGCTGAAGTACTGCGACATCCGTACGGTCCTAGTTGACCCGGGATGCCGAGTAGGCGACATCCGCGCGGCGAAGTGGGTTGTCTACCGCGACTACGCGACGTATCAGGATTTGGAGCGTCTCCGTGACGTGGAAGGATACAACATCCCGAGTGAAGAAGTTCTTCGCGAGATGTTCTTGAAGACGACCTCTCCGGGACCCGACAACATTACGATGACCATCCCCGAGGGGATGATGGGCTACTTGCAGCATTCGAAGCCACGCTCATACAAGACCTCGGCGGACCCGAATCGCGCGCCACTAGAAATTTTGGAGCGTTGGGATAATGAGAAGGTCGCAGTCGTCCTGATTTACAACGGACACAACATTCTAATTCGCAACGAGGCTAACCCTTACGGGCGCATCCCGTTCTTCTCAGCTAACTGGCGCAACATTCCGGATAGCTTTTACGGACAGGGACTCGGCCTGCTTATCGGTAGTGAGCAAATTGTGGAGCAAGGTGTAACCAACCTCGCACTTGATTTGTTGGCTTACTGTTTGCAGCCGGTAGCGCTACGAAAGAAAGGCTTCAACGCACCGACACAGAACACACGCTGGGAACAAGGCGGCATCATCGACGTTGAAGAAGACGTTGAGAAGGCTTTCAAGTTCCTGCAAATGCCAACTCCTCCGAGCGAGGCGTTCACCTTCATTCAGCAATCACAGTCAGCGGGCGCGGCCACTTCCGGCGCGAACGAACAGGTGGTGCAGGGTGCGGGTCATGCGGGCATCAGCACGACAGGCATGAGAAGCGGCACGGGCGCGGCGGCAGTTATTCAGGCCAACGCATCCCGCCTCGATGGACCGACCGGGCGATTCGTCCGTCAAGTCTTTGAACCGTGGTTGTACCAGATGGACGAACTCGACAACGACTTGTTGCCGACCAGCGTTTTGAAGGACATCCTTGGTGAAAAGATTGGCAACGACTTCAAGGTTGACCACATCGAGTATCGCAACGCCAAGGTCGAGTACGAAGTTCTCGCGGGGGCAAGCTTGGGAGCCAAGAAAGAAATGGCTCAAGCTCTCCCAATCATGATTCAGTTGCTCAACAACCCGACGTTCGTCGCCAATGCGAACGACGCCGGATATCAGTTCGACGCCGTCGCTATCTTCCAAGCATTCGTGGACGCAGCGGGATGGAAGTTCAGTCAAGCCTTCCTACGACCGATGTCACAAGACGAAAAGAAGAAGCACGAGGCCAATAGCCCAGCAGCTTTGCAAGCAGCACAGATGCAGAACTCGAACGCGATGGCACAAAAGAAGTTCGAACAAGAGCAGACGTTGGAAAACCAGAAGCAGCTTGGCAAGGCCGGAAATGAAGCCTTCCGTGCTTCTATCGAGAAGTCAACACAGCCGGAGATGGGCGTCGGGGGAGACCAGACGCAAGGATTCGGCGCAACCACAGCATTATAATCCGGGCGGCGAGGGTGAAAGCTCTCGCCAGCTCGACTAAGGATGAACCCAATGTCAGAAGGCCGTAAACTGCTAGGCGAGAAGTTGAATTTTGAGGAGCGCATTTCTCTTGCGCAACTCACGACTCAGCCCGGGTGGAATATTTTGGTGAAGCTGATGGCAGAAGCCTGCCGTCTAGCAACCGAGCAGACCATCAAGCTGAGCCCGACCGTAGACCGCTATCCGGAACAGTTAGTCGGCTTGCAGACTACCGCTCGCGCGATGAATCTGTTCTCATCTCAGATTCTTGATTCGGTTCGAGTTCACCAACGCAACACAGTAACAGAAGTTCAGCAACGCGACAACCCGACGCCAGTCCCAGAGACAGCGAAGCGTTTTCGTTTGCCAATAGCTACCCCGGAAGGGGCGCAGTAATAGAATCAATAAGGAAACCACATGAGTTCAATCACTCTTGAAAACGTGCTGGAGATGGACTTGAAGTCTATCTTGGCAGCCGTGAAAGACCCAGCTACATCCAAAGAGATGCAGACTCTACTCCGTGACCGCAAAGTAGCGGCCCGAGTATCAGAGCTGATGCTGGAAGCCCAGAACCGTGAAGCAGAGGTCGACGCCCAGTTGAATCGCGTCGTGCCGCCTTCTACGGAAGCTCTTGCAGAAGAGGCGCAGGCGATGGCCGCAGAGCCGGTCGTCGAGGTTGCTCCTCCCGTTGTTCCGGTCGTCGAAGCGGTTGTCACCGCAACCGACGCGGAAGATGCCGAATGGAAAGCAGTAGGTGTGACCGTTCACCGAGACGCGAATGGCAAGCCGACTCGATACGTGGAAGAGTATCAGGTGGTAGGAGAAGATGGCAAGGCCATCGGTCGTCCAACTCACTTGGAAGCTCGCACGCTGCCGGAACTCGCCGCTAAGAAGCGCGAAGTTCATACACAGGCCACCAGAGCATTTCACCGCTTGAAGCAGCAGAAGCTGACGTTCAAGCAGGAACCGAAAACAGTTTTGACACCTGAAGCAATCGCGGAAGCAGCGCGACTGGCTTTGGAAGAGAAAAATCCAGCCAAGGTCACCGAAGTTATTCGAGAGGTGATTGAGTCTGAATATGGAAAGAAAGAACAAGAGCTGAGAGCAGCGGAGTGGCAGCAACAAGGAAAAGCCATCTCTAACGAATTTCAGCGCCGTCACCTCCACGACTATAGTCCGTGCGATGCTAACAAGAAAGCTATCGCGGATTATTTCGTCGAGAAAAATCTTGAGTTTACTTTAGACAATCTTGAGGCCGCGTTCGTGGACCTCATGGAAGACAACAAGCTTGTGAAGGTCGAATCGGCCTTCCAGAAACCAGCGATTGTGTCCGCTAATCCGGAACCAGTCGCTACTGTAGCAGAGGCCGCTGCCCCGGTAATCCCGGTGGTCGCGCAACCAGCCGCAGTACCAGCATCAGCAGCACCAGCACAACCGGCAGCGCCTAGTCAGCCTGTGGTTGAAGCAACGGTATCGACGCCTGCCGCCGCCCCCAATGGGCAACCAGCGGCCCGCCGACCGGGAGCGAACGGAGGATTGGTTCCGGGAACGATGAGCGCACATCGTCCTGAAGCACAAGACCCGCAGCTCGCGAGAAAGCAATTTCTCAAGACCGTAAGAGACATGGACCCGAAAGTAATGAAGAACAAGTTGAAGACGGACCCTCAATTCGTCAAGCAGCTTGAGTCTTACGGGATTCGCGTCAAGTAAATCGGTCACCCCGCCAAGCGGGAGCAAACGACTTGAGTAAGTCATGAGTGGTCCAAACCCCTCAGCATCAAACGTAGAAAACGTCCTAACAGCACAGGCAATCATTTTCGACAAGGAATTGATTCCGAACTTGAAGGGCAACACCAACGTATTCGTTGGTGCGGCAGAACGTCGCGTACAGGGCCTGCACATGGGCGTAAACCGCACGTTCTTCCAGTACAACACCCTAGCGGGCGACGTTGTACAGAACTCTGATGGCACCGTGGGCAACCCGGAAACCATCACCCAACTAAGCTCTCCGGCTCAGATTGGTGAGTGGAACAACTACTCCAACTTTAGCTCGTTCGCAATCGCAGCGGCTATCGATGAGTTGGTTGACAACAGCGCAGTTGAACTCGGCTACCAAGCTGGGCAGTCAATCAGCGAGTTGTACAGCGCAGTGGCAGACAGCGCGTCAGGCGTGGATTCTCAGGTTAACCAGAGCAGCTTGCTGGCTTCACCGTTCACCCTTGACCTTGGCACCATCCGTGAATTGAAGCAGCAGCTTGTTTCAAAGAACGTGTTGCCTTGCAAGCGCGGTATGTACCTCGGCGCAATTTCATCGAACGTGTTGGGCGACATCTACAACGCAACGACTGTGAACAACAGCATCGTTGACTTGTGGAAGTACGAGAACATGGAGAAGTTTGATGCGATGGCAGGCAGCGACCAGAACAAGGTCATCGTCCTACCGGGCACCAACATCGGCTTCATGCAGACTCCGTTCGTCACCACCACGGCCAACTTCGGCGGCAGCGGCAAGATTGGCTACCGTACGTACGTGTTCGGCAACTACGCAATGATTGGCGTGTGGTTGCAGGTACCGGGCGACA